AGCCCGTGTCTGTTTAGGACCCTGTGAGATACCCAAATCAAGTGTGGCATTACTCTTATCAACAGATGCTTTCTTCACATAAGAACCCAATGTCTTTTTGGATAGTTCATCAATCTTCACTTCTTCTTTCTTTTGTTTAGAAGCAATGGCTTGACGCCGACGATGCAGAAACTTATCTGAACCATCAACATCACCATCATTATCAATGTCTTTGTCATCGCGATCTTTATGTTTGCCCTTCAACTCATCAGGGTTAACATCATCTAGTGATCGTCTATGTTGTTTGAAAGACACACGACCGGCCGTACGGTCTTTGTGATCCTTATCAGATTCACCTGCTCTCTTTTCAGGCACTTCGTCGTGTTTGTCACCTTTCTCATGTTTGACTTGAGTAGATTCAGCAGCAGTTCCGGGTGTTGACTTTGGCACAATACTAACTCCACCACCAGGCTTTGTTACCATCTTATGTGTTTTGGTATTATAAGATGGTTTCATTTTTTGTTTAGATCCAACTTGTGTTGTGGTCTGTTTATTATAATGATCCGGATTATGTTTTTCACCCATTAAAGCTTCTAAAACGGCAGATTCTAAACTCATAGGTTTTGTTTTAAGATATTTTTCCATGTTCTCGTCCACATTAAGTTGTTGCTGTTGTGCAGCCTGTTCCTTTTTCTTTCTGACATCTGCCTTCTTGGCATCATTACTAGTGATACCCTGACCCGGTGTCATTTCTTTTGTGTAGTTTGTATACTTGTCAGAGCCGGCATCTCTTTCACCGTTCTCTGTTTCTTTTGATTCTTTCTTTAGACCTTTTAGTATTCTGTTCGTGTCATTACTAAACTGTCTACGAGTTGCTCGTAACTTGCCAGAGATTCTTTTGTCTGCTGTCTTGTAGTCTTGTTTCTTTTCAGCGTCTGCCTGTGATGCAGATGCCTTCTGGGCATAACTGGACATTGTTGTGTTACTGAGTTCATCAATCTCTACTTCTTCAAGATGAGGATTCTTCATAGGAGTTCCCATCTTCTTCATATCTTTTCTGGCCTTCTCGTTGTTTGCCTGGCGTTTCTTCATATCAGGTTCAAGATAACCACTCTTCTTTTCTTCATTGGCCTTTTTGTAAGTTGTTGTCTGAACTGTACCACCTTGTGCAGTTTTCTTTGTGGTTGTCTTATCTTTCTTTATGCCCATTGTCTTGCGCATCTTTGCCAAGTTCTTACTAGCATCTTTCAACTTACCGAAACCTTCTTCTACTTCTTCTTCTTTCTTAGGAAGTGTAAGAGTTTTCCTTTCGTCGTTTGGATTTTCAAAAGTGGTCAATGCCTTTATGATTGCATCTTCGATACTACCACCTTTTGTTTCGAGATATCTGTTATTTTCCGTTTCTTCCGTATAAGGACTTGAAACAACGCCAAATTGACTAAGTTGTTTTTGTATTTTTTTCATTTGAATTTTTTCTTTTCTATTGCTGATGCGTTTGTTAGCTTCTCTATATTCTTTAGTTCGACCGTCTAACTTTTTTCGTTTGATAAAGACCTTAGTGCCCTTTGCATTTGGAGCCATGTCAACACCACCACCAGCAACAGAATTAACTGGTGCATCTTCTTGTTGAACGGACTCAACTTGTTCAAATCTTTGAAACCTTCTGTTACTCACGAAATGTTTATAGTCCCTTACTTGACCCGGTGTAGGTTGTTTGAACTTTCTTGAAGTTTCTTTTGCTTTATCTGGCCCCTGTGACCAAACTGTCCAAACATGATCTCGTCTATCAACCTTGTCTTGAATTTCTTTACTATTTATAATATCATCTTTTTTAGGCATCATCTAAATCCTCAAGAGATACATAAATTTCTTCTTTTGATCTCTGGTGAACTACTTTGAAAATGCTCTGACCAAGCACTTCGTCTGTGGGAGATATCTCGGAGAAAGCAACTACAATATCACCTTTACTTCCTTTAATCTCTGACTTATCCGTAAATATATCTTGGTTTAGTCTGTACCTACCTTTTGGTAAAGTTTCACCAATGCCGATCACCGATTCTTCCAAATCATCAGCCTCTGCATATCCATTATCTATTAACCAATTGGTAAATGTTTTTTCAATCATTTCAGATTCTTCAGCGTCAGTAATTACACTCTGTTTGAGTAGGAACAAGGCAGTAGCATATGTTCCTATTTTAGTTCTTACACCAGGAACTTTGTTTAGGATTCTTTTTAGATTAAACACTAACCGATGAAGAAGTGTAAAAGACTTCTTCTCTTCATCAGTCGTTAGTGTGTTTGCCTTTCTTAACAGTTTGCCGTTGTCATCAATAATGCCCAACTTAAATGCATCTTGGTCTTTCCAAGGTGTTGTAAGAATTCTCAGAAAGCGATATGCAACAAACAAGTCTATAGCTCGACCTTCTGCTAATAATTTATGTTTATCGTCTATATACTTTGTAAAGTGTTCCATACATACTTGTCCCTAGGCGTAGTTGATAAGGCTGGTTCATTCCAAGATATCATGTTTAGATAGGCTAAAAATGTTTTTAACTCCGACCAATACTCTGGTTCTATTTTAAACAACAGCAAAGTTGTTGAGGCTTCAACACCAAAAACATTAGATAAAACTATAATGTGATTCAATATTAATCTCTCTTTCAACTCGCCACCTTCGTGATATTTCTTCAACAACCTCTTGAGATATTTAAACCTCTTGAGGTCGTCTTGAAATTCCTCTTCACCATCCGCTTGCGGATTATCATAATGTTTCATAGCAAACATAGTCCAGTTTGCCGCAGTTATTTTTTCAAACATTTATGCTATTTTTGCATATACTTTAAAAGAATTATTCCTTAGGTTCTCTACCTGAATGTTTAAACTTTTATCAATGCCTTCCTCACTATCAAATTCATCAAAGGGTGTATCTACACTCTTACCAAATACGCCACCATATCGTTTTAGTGGCAGGCTTAGATTACCAGATTCTGGAAGTTCTTCGGGCATATCGAAACATAGTCCAATTCTCTCCAAAAATCCTTGCAATTGATTTACTGCATTTTCAGGAATAAGATACTCCCTATCCGCAATAGAACCAACAAAAGCATTTACTCTTTTTAATACATCATCGTTTTGAATGTCATAGGGATCTGAACCGCCGTGTTGGTTAATCGAAATAGAATTTCCAACCTTTGATCCTGGAGCGTCCTCTGACATAAACTGTTTGTAAGATTTCATTTTACTTTCCGCCCTTCTTAGTTTTTTCTTTTAGTTCTTCATCAGTAACCGGAGTATCATCTTCTTCAAAAGACATTTCTACTTTTGGTTCTTCAGCTGCTGGTTCATCGTCAGGTGTTGGTTCTACATCTGTACTTTGAGGACCAACTTTTCCTTTATATGGTTTACCACCAGCACCATATCGTATTACTTCTTCACTCATTTTGATTTATCCTCACTCTTAGATTCTTTTTCTTCACACTCTTTTAAAAAATATTCGACTTGTTGAAGAGCACCTTGGAGCGCATAGAGGTTAGCTTGTAGCTGTGACCTCTGTGCGTCCAAGTTTGCGATTGTTTCCTCAACCTTTTTAATATCTTCTGATATAGTTTCGTGTCTTTCACTTAGTTTTTCAATTGTTATCATAATATAATTATACTACTTATTAAGCAATAGTTACTCCAATTGCTGCCAGTGTATGCCACTTACTGTTATTGAAGATACCGACCCATGTGGAACCTGTACCAACACCCATAGCACCTGTAGCAGGTGTTAGTGTTGAACCGTTAGTACCCTGAGTCCATGCAACTGTTGTACCACCAGCCAAGTTACTTGGTGTCATTGTCATTGTACCAGCACCAGCACCGTTAATACAAGTAACGATTTTGATCTGACCTTGAGCACCATCAGCAAGCGTTAGAGCTGCTGCAGAACCTGCAAGTGTTAGATTGGTGATGGATGATGTGACGCTGACGGCACCAGCTGCTGTTAGAGCCTGTGCTGTATCAGCAAGTCCTAACCAAGAAGGAACATTATTGAACACATTAGCTGCGCTAATCTTCTTGTTTACTGGTGTGCCTGTTGGATCATCAATTACATGAAACAAGTCCGCCGCAGCGATACCTGTTCCTAGATCGGTCAAAGCCGTAATCTTCTTATCTGCCATTTTTTATTTTCTCCTATATAAACCCTTTCGGGAATTCTACTCTATGCATATACATAGATCACATTAAATTCATTATGTTGTTACTTTAAGTCTTGACAAGTCGCCAGTTGTTCCACCAGCAGCATTCAAGTTACCATTTCGGTGTGATGTGCCTTGATAACCAACATCAGATGCAGCAGTGATGATTGTATTGGTAACAGTAGCAGCCGATGTATCTCGGATTGTACCACCGTTTAGGTTAAGTGCGTTTGCACCAATCAATAGAACGTCATTCACTTTAAACTGGTTGACTGTTGGGTCTGCTGTGACAAATCGTTTCCAGTTAGTACCACTACCAGATGCGGTGTATGCAGCATTGATAGATGCCAATGTACCACTACCTGCCTGGTTGTTAGTGATTGTAATGTAAGGTGTGCCTGTTACTGTTACGTTCTCACTGAAGTGAACATGAACTTCGATAGCAGGGTGTCCAGCAGCACTATATGTACTGGCATTCCAGTAAACATATGAGAACCATCCCTGTACAGCAGCACCACGAAATGCGACTAGAACTTCTGGGTCAGCATTTACATCATCTGTGCCACCCCAAGGACTGTTTGCAACAACCTTTCTTACCCATCCTTGATGGGTCATGTGAACATTAGCCTTATCGGCATCTGAACTTGGTTCAGCACCTGTGCGATATGGCTTAAATAGTTTTGTTGGATCCGACATTAGTATTTCCTCTCTTTTCGGTTTACTTCACCTACTCGGCATAATATAATCGTTATTTGTAATACTATTTATCGTTTTAAAAACTGTTGGAGGCCACGATCTGAAACGTGTTTGAAGGAACTTGCTGCTCTATGAAGGGCAACACCGGCAGAATCACCACGTTTTATGAACTGTTGATACATCTTTGCGGCCGCAGTATACTCTCTTTTGTATACTGCCTTCTTACTCGCAGCCATTTCTTTGTTGAAAAACATATCAAAGAACCCTTCGTTAGTAATATCTTCGTGACATTTACCTACTGGGTCTTTGTTCTGATCCTTTTTATCTTTCTCTTGGGCCTGTTTGAAGGTCATTATCTTTTCGTGCATACGACCTTTATGTTTTACATTACCCTTCTTCATCTCTTTCTTCTTATCCTTCTCTGTCTTTGCTCTATACTTTGGATCAGATAATGATTTAGCAACACGATTAGGACGACCTTCTTCAATCTCTATTTCTTCTTTAATAAGATAACCTACTGGTTTGTATGTTCGATATCCTCTAAAATCTTTACCGAGTTTTTTACCAGCCTTCTTTAATTTTTTTATTTCTTTATCTTGGTCACGACTATTTCCCTTGAATACTATTTTCCAACCCTTTGGGTCTTTCATAGCAACAGCAAAACCAGTGCTTGTCATACGAGATTCATTCATAGTATTCTCCCACCAATCTGGGCCTTGACCAGCTTTAATACTCTTGATACGTTTTTCATATTCTTCTAAAGAAGGTTTTACTCTACCATACACAACGTCCATAACGTAGTTAAGAGTAGTAGCATTAGCAGAAAGAGTACCACATCGGGCACCAACTTCGCCTTTTAGAAAATCTACAAAAATACTTTCACTAGACTCTGCAAGTTTGGTGGCAAGATCGGTTGGTACTTTAAGATCGACATAACTATATACAAAATCGTAATGGGGCATTGGTGAACCGTGTAGAATATACTCGTCTTTTACAACCACTCTTTTGAAACCATCAATGTTGTACCAAGTACATTGGTGATCTGTCAACTCATCTGGTTGACCAAATGTTGCAATTAACTTTTCGGCATACTCAACAGGTTCTTTATGTTCCCAATCCATAAACGATTCTTTGAATTCGATATATTCTTTTAGAGATTTTACACCCATTGCCTTCTGTAGAGTTTTGAATAACATCGTTCCTTGTTTGAACTTCTTGGGCAAACCTTTCTGAAACGATTTGTAATCGTTGTCTTGGGCAGCCTTTCTCATCTTCGATGCGGACATACCAGACACACCTTCTGCGTCCGGGTCTCTTTCACCAGCACTGATTACACGGATACTTTTGAACTTGTAGTACCCATGTCTTGCCTTCTTTCCATTGTAAGCTTTTAGTAGTTTGTCAAACTCATCAACTCGGTCTGAACCGACTACCATCACTACATCAGTATACTTTTCTTTGTATAGATTGACCATAACATCTATGGCCGTTGTTACTTTGTCTGTAGATATGCTTCGTGCGTGAGCAGGAAACATAGCTTTCATTATGGAAACTTTACTTCTAAAGTTTAGGGGGTTCTTCTTTACATCTTGTGACTGACTGGCATAGATGCGATAGTTTCTATTCGCCTTACGAGTATTGTCCATAAGTTTTTCATGGCCAATAGTCGGTGGGTTGAATCGACCAAAACTAAATGATATAGATTTTGCCATCAGACTAGCACTTCCACCTTCGTAGTGACATTGCTTTACGAGTTGGTCTGCCCTTATCATCTTTCATAGGACCCGGCATACCACCCATACGGGCACAAAATGATTTGCGTCGAGCAGCATCTTTACTACCCTTTTTAGCTTTACCTGTTACAGCAGTTTGAAGTTTTGAACCTGGGTTCTTTTTACGATAGGCAGCAACACCCTTTGAGGTCATACCAGCACCACCTTCGGTAGAATGAAAATGGCCTTTGCCATCTTCACCCCTTTCTTCTTCAAATTCTAGTTGTTCTTTTCTTACTTTACCCGCTAGATCGGAGTCTGCTCCACCCCAAGTGCCTTTACCTTTTGTGATAAATGAATTGACTCTTGCCATTGCCCACTGTTGTGGTGTTGTGCCTGGACGATGACCACCTTTCCATGCTGCCATACCACGATCATAAACTTTCTTGAGTATGCCGTATGAGATGCCAGACTTAGATGATTTATTCTTTAAACCTTCGTTCTTTTCTTCTATGTATTCTTCACCATACATCTGTTTGAACTTCTTGGTGTGTTTGGACTCTTTGGTCTTTGCATCATCATCGCCAGGTGCAGGTGATTCTGAACCACCTTTAGCAAAATGATTTGCTCTGGCTTCTTTTTCTGACTTAGATAGACCCTTGTAATACTTTGCGGGTTGTGTACCCTCTTTATCATCTACTGTTGGATCCTGTTTTACTTTCTTAGTGTGACCGTCATCCTTTTCTTCGTTCTTGGCTACACAGTTAGGCACTCTCTTGCCACCTTTCATTTTATAACCGACTTGTCTATGTGAGTCCCAACAAGCCTCATCTAATACATCAACAACTTGATCTACCATACTTTTCATTTTTCTTCTCTCGCAGCTTGACTATAAGATAACAATAACCGATTCATTAATCTGTTAAGTTCTTCAACATCTTTTTTATTGTCATGCATCATTCCTTTGATAGCAATAACATCGTTTTGTATCACTGCTATGTCAGTTGCGTTATCAGCAACTTGACTAATCGTAACTGTATTTCTTTCAACTTTAGTATCCGTTTCGGACGCCCACCAAACAGCTACACCCAACTGGGTTGATAGAAAAACTCCTAAAGTTACAGCTGAACCACTCCAATCCATTTTTTGTTCCTCAAGAAATTAACCCTTGACCCAACTTTTATCTACAGTGAAATTATTTGTGCTAAACTCTAACCTATCCACCAGTTTCGTTGCTTTGCCGACATGATCGATTGCCACAAAACCTTCTGGAGCTGTTACTTTATATCCGTTGGGTGTTCTTATGAATGTGCCTATGTTCTCTGCCCTTTCTAACTTTTTGATGATTAGAGTTTTAGCAGTTTGTAAAGTTATGTAAGTTGCAATAACATAATACAAATCTTTTTTATATTTATTATATTCTGAAAGTCCATCCTTCTTTATTTGTTCCCACTTTTTCTTTCCTGCGGCCGATTTGACACTTTTTATCTTCTTATTCAGGCGTTCCTCATAGTATTTGCCGAAAAAATCTAACACTTTTTTTGTGTTTTCTATCTTCTCTCCACCACGAATGTATGAGTTGAGAAATATTTTAAGAAGGTTAGATGGGGCCTCAGCGTGTGTAACTTTGTCCATCATTCGTAGGTAGTTTGATGATCTTTTCAGAGACCCGGATGCCATGTTCAATACTTTCTGAAACTGTTTAGCCTCAGCAGAAGTAAACTTTACATTGCCCGATGTATCTTTAAAGGCTGCATCAATAGACCAGACGTTTCGTGACTTGGCTAACGATTTAGCGTTAGCCCCAAACTTAGCCTTCATACTGTCCATTGTCTTGCCACTATATGTCGTGTGCCAGACTACACCAATCTTTGCTGATTGAATTGTATTGGCAAGTTCGTCTATCAGTGGTACTGCATATGTAATTGTGTTTGGTGTAAAGATAACAGATGTATCACCACCAACCTCTGCCTTCTTTAGGTCATCTTGTGTGTAGAGTAGATCGCCTTGCCAAACACCTGGAATGTTTAGTTTTGGAAAATACTTTAGAGCAACGATAAGTTTGTCTGCAAGTCCACCACCGTGATTCTTTTTGATGTCGGCAACTGTGTAGTTTATCTTGGGTGTCTTATTAAAGATAGACTTTGTGCCGACAAAGAACTTTCCGTTCTCTGGGTTTGTACCTGCAAAGATAGCTGGAGCTCCATCCCACTTCACAGTTACATTCATTTTCTTTTTACTGTAACCTTGAAGCATATCACTTAACGACATAAGAAATGATATGGCGGTCTTACCACCAGACACACCGTTATTAATAATCTCATCTTCTAGATGTTCTAGGTGAGTGTTCTTATCTTCGGTTAAAAATTGATTAAAGTTATTCATATATTTTTAAGAAAGTTTGATAAACGGAGCACTAAATTTAGAATTGGATAAAGCTAATAATACTTCCTCTCGTACAAATTCCTTTTGTTTTCCTTTTATGTTATATAAAATTTGCAATCCATAGTATTTAGAATACCTCCAACTGGCACCATCACGACCCTCTAGATTGGTAGCTTGTCTTGTAAAATCATCTTTTGATATTTTTGATCCTGATTCTAAACTAGAATACCAAGTGTACATATCATCTAACATATTCTGATATTTTTCTGGATTTAAAGCCATTTGTTTTACTTCAGAAGTAGGAGTTGATGTTTTAATTTTTAAATCGGATAAAATTCCGTCTAAAGGACCTTGAGATAATTTTCCCAAATTGGCATTTGTTCCTTTTATTTCACTTTGCCAACTAGAAACTCCATCGGTACTAAAGGTTCTAAATTGTTGTTTAAATCTTACACCATTCATTTCAAAAAGTAAATAAACATCTTTACCAGACCAAATATCTTTTGAAGCAGATTTAATTTCATAACCTTTATAATTAACATCTCTCTTCTTTTCTCCCATATTAAATAAATCTAAATGGGCATTTTTTACAGATTTCTTCAAAGACATTCCAACAATCAAAGAATTATTTATTTTTCCTAAAAGATACTGATTCAATTCTTCTAGTGAATTCATTTTGTTTAGATCATTAGATAACTGAGCTGAAGTTACGGAAGAATCAAAAGCCCAGATATCAGCCGGAGACCATTTATTTTCGTTAGAAAAAGGAACCTTTAATTTTTTATTCAGTTCTTTATACTTTTTATAGATAAGATTTACCATACTAGATCCTCTATGAAAAATATATTTTTTATTAGGTTTAAGATACCTCTTAAATGTAGAATCTTTTGTCCATAAATTAGCTAAAGTCGTAGAAGATTGCACCCAATCTATTCCCATTTTATTTAAAACATTATCATCACTATCGGTAATATCAAAACTATTACTAAATTTTTTAATATTAGACCTTACATAATTGTCATTTATAGGTTTGTGCCTATTGTGTTGTACCGCGGCCAAATAAACACACTGAGCAGATTCTCCCAAATCTGTTGCAGCAGCGCCTGCACCTGATCCCCCTGTAGAACCAAATTCAGGAGTTTTTTGTAGTAAAATATCTGGAATAAAAACCTCTTGTCTCGACTGGCCCAAAACTCCATTATATCCCAAAGAGCCTGTCCATCTCATTAATTCTGATTTAAAATTATCTTGTTTAGCTACAGTGTTTAAATTACTTTTATAAAATTGTTTTGATGCTGAAGAATTCCAATCTTTTCCATTCCAAAAAACAATAGATTTTATTTTAAATTTTTTATTCCAATCGGAAGATTTATATCCAAATTGTTCTAATTCGGCAACCCAAGATTTTGCTTGATTGGGAGAAACCATTGCGAAGAATTCATCGTTTAAAAACTTATTCATCAAAATACCAATACGTTCTGGTTTGCGTTGCAATTCTTCTTTTAACTTTAACGCGGCCATAACTTTACCAAGTAGGTGTGTTGTTGAAAGATATCTGAGGTTCTAAATTCAAAAACTGCATTAGTCTTTGCCAATTATTACCAATGTATGCAATAACCTTCTTCAACATTTTTTTGATGTATGTTACAAACTTATTATATATACCTTTAATTTTATCTAGAACTGCCTCTGTAAGTAGATCACCTTCGATGGTGTCAAGTTCTTCTTGCATATTCTTTAGGCCAAGACCGACTGCACTGTAGATAGAATAGAATCCAGTTTTCTTTGTGATTCTAGTATTGGGGTCTACTTTCTTTTGTGACCCAGATTTGAATCTTGCTTCGGGAACAACTCGACTAGAAATCTTTTTAACATAACCTTTGTCTTTGAAAGCATCGTGAACATTTGCCTTATTGCCAGTCCAATCTGTAACTAGAAAATACTGTGCGGCACCTACATTAGTTTGGCCAAACTTCTGAACGCCGGTCATTGCTTCAAATGTAAAGTGGTAGGCAAACTCTTTATTCTTTGAAAAAATTGATCTAAGGTCTTTCTTAAATTCTTCGTGAATCTTATTTGTTTTATTAATCAATTCTGATTTTTGGTTCTTGACTAACTCTCTAGCGTTACCCTTAACATCAGGTACGGTCGTTGACATCATAGAATTGAATTGACTTTCTAATTTCTTGATGGCGCTGTCAATAGGTATATTACCAGACCTACAAGCAGCATAGAATGTGGCAGTCGCTTCAGACTTACCACCACTCATCAACTGAGCACCACTACCAGTCTTTAGAGATATTCTCCTAGAACCGATAAGAAAATCGGTCTTAGGTGTTTTGGTTGCACCTGGCGCTTTGCCGCCAGGAAAGTATGATGCCCAATTAGATGTAACATCGTAGGCATTTTTGGGCATTGCACCCTTGCCTGTAAGATTTAAATTTTTAACAATTTTTTCTCCGGCATCAGGAGAAATCTTTTTATCTTTTGCCGTGTATGAAGGTCCACCGGCAGCTGAAACAATAACTCGTTCCATTTCAAAGGCAGCAGAAGTTGCAGCCTCTGTTAAGTGCTGTTTAAAAGTTTTCATAAGGCTATTTATTAAACTTTGAAGTCAGCGAATCGATCTATTAGTTCTTCTCCTTGTCCATTATCTACCATATCTTCTTGTGCAGTTTGATTGACATCATAAAGTTTCATCTTTGCCCTATCTACTCCAATAATAAACTTTTTGTTTGCAGTCGGATCAGCATATCTGTTTTTCAATTGTTTAATCAAAATCTGATTGAGTTCTTCTAGTTCTTCAGTCTGTATCAATGCAAACATAAAGTCAGCAGTAGCAGGTAAACCAAAAGATTCTGATGTATCTTCTAGACCAATGTCTGTCGATACAAACCCTGTTCTGGTTGTTTGTGTTGCAGAAACAATAGGCAGATCAAACTCTACAGCAAGACCTCTGAGTTCTTCAGCAATACCTTTAATATAAGTATAAGAGTTTACATTAGCACCAGCTTTAAATCTACTCGAAGCACATATGTTGATATAATCTACAAATACAATATCCGGTTTAAAATCTTTCTTCAACATCAGTTCATTAAGAAGTGATCTAAAATGACCACAGTGTGCTGATGCTGTTGGATATTCTTTAACAATAAGTTTGCCTTGTGTTTTCTTTTGAAGTTTAGCAAACTTACTTTCATACATATGTTTAGGCAGATCATGTAGATCATCCATTGTCACATTCATTAAGTTTGCATCTACACGTTCTGCAATCCTTTCTTCGGCCATTTCTAATGTGATATATAATGCATTTTTACCTTGCATCATAACAGATGCAGCCATATGGCACATAAACAATGACTTACCAACACCTGTGCCGGCAATGGCAATATTTAATGTCTTGTTTGGTAAACCACCTTTGGTAATTCTATTGAAGAAATCTAGATCAAAGGATATTTTAGATTCAGAACGATTGTAATATTCAAATCGATCTTCAGATTGTTCCATGTAGTCATGGCCAACGTGTTTATCAAACGATACAGAAAGTGCATCTGACAATAAACTTGGCAAAGTATCGGGTGTTTGATCTTTGTCTTTGCCTTCAATAATATGAATGCTGTTGAGCACAGCATTGTAGATAGCTTTATCTTTACACCACTGTTCAGTTTCATTAGTTAACCATTCAAAACCAACATCTTCGATTGGTAAACTTTCTAAGTATTCTAAAGAAACACGATACTGTTCATCGTTTAGTGATGTTTTCTTTACTTCTATAGCAAGTGCAGCAGGTGTTACTGTACTCTTGTATTCTTCAGCATAACGCCAAATAGATTTGAATATTACCTTTTCAATAGCATCCTGAAAATACTCTTCTTTTATAAACGGAATAACTTTTCTTGCAAATTCTTCATTATGAATCAGATTGCTCAGTATCGTCCTTTCTATTCTCGGTGTCATCGCTTGGGCCAATTTGGATTTGGTCATGTTCCATTCCTTCATCTAAAACAGTCATCAAAATATCTCCGACTGTCTTATTAAATCTATCTAACGAATCTTCATTCACTAGTCCATTTTTATTATACAATATTTCATACTCAAAAGTCAATGGTATTACCTCAACTTTTTCCAAGTCTAATCTATTGCCTTCTGGGTCATATATTGGCAGTTTTACATTTCTATAGTTCCAAACAACACCCTCAAACTCACCCTCTTGTAAACGAAAGGCTTGTTCATCTGTTTCTCTGTGAAAGACGTAATGGTAATTATGCATAATGACAATACGAATGTATAATATATTTGTATCCTGATACCGGTTTTAGGCCTGCATGGTAATACTGCCAAGTTGGCGGAAACATTAACAATCGTCCTCTTTTTGGTTTTACTTCGTATGGAATATATGTGCCCGGTGTATTGATATTCAAAAACTTTGTCTCACCACCTTCCTCTACATCGTTGAGGTAGATAAAGAAGGCAAGAAATCTTCGTGCTGACTCATGGTTCATTACATCAACGTGAGGATCAAATCTATCATAGTCATTATCAAGATATCGTTTCATTCTCACAGCTTCATAACCATACTTCTCTGGCCACATCTTGTCATAGATGTTACAGTCTAGTTTGTAATGAACTATGTAATCTTGAAACAAATCAAGTAGTCCTTTCTGAGCATCAGTCCAACCTTGAACAAATAGATTCAGTTGTTCAAATGAAATGGCACTACCACCTTCTTCTTGGTGTACTGTTTCATACATCTCATGTTCATCTTCAAACTTATTGATAAGTTCTTTGCAAGATGTTTCATCTATTACATCATCATAAACTTTGATGTAATTATCCATATGTAAACTTCTCTTTGGCAAACGTATCAAGTTTCTCCATCACTTCTGGTGTAAAG